TTGTTAGATTCAGATATGGTCTACCTGAAAAAATTGGTGGTTGGGAACAGATAACAGATCAAACTTTATTAGGTAAAGTCACTGAACAATTAATTTATGCAGATCTAGATGGTAATAGATACGCAGCTCTAGGCACAAATAGAACTTTAATTATTTATTATGAAGGTGCTTTCTATGATATTACACCATTAGATACCGCTATTACGGGTGCAACTTTTACAACAGTTAATACTGACCCAACCGTTACGGTTAATAAACCTGGTCATGGTCTTTCAATTGGTGACCTGTTTACATTTACTTCAGTAACACCTCCTGTTGGAGCTGGATATACGGCAAGTGATTTTACTACAAATACTTTTCAAGTTGTTACTGTACCTACAATAGATACCTTCACAATAACAATGGCTGCCAATGCAGGAACTTCTGTAGCTGCAAGTGGTGCGGCAACAATTAATCCTTACATAAAACCAGGACCATTAACTCAAAGTTATGGATATGGTTGGGGAGTATCCCCTTGGGGTGGAGCATCTGGACTTGTTAATACTCTTAACGGATCTCTATCAGACAATACTTCTGGTACTGGTGGATCTGGAACAGATATTACATTAACCTCAACTACAGGATTTCCTGCATCAGGAACTATAAAAGTTGGAGCTGAATTTATTTCATACTCTGGAGTTACAGGAAATGATTTAAACAATATTACTAGAGCAGTGGGTGGTACTAGATCTGCACACAGTTCTGGAGCAGGTGTAGAATACTACACAGCATGGGGATCAGCAGCTCTTTCTTCAACAAATGTTTTAGATCCTGCATCATGGTCTTTAGATCACTTTGGTCAAAAATTAATAGGCACTGTGAAAAATGGAAAAAGTTTTGAGTGGGATCCTTTATCAGTATCAACTGCAGCTTTAGATACAAGAGCAACTATTATTTCGAATGCACCTACAAATTCAGTAATGTCTATCGTTTCTGAAAGAGATAGACACTTAGTAATATTAGGAACTGAAACTACGATTGGCAGTGCTTCAACACAAGATAAAATGTTTATAAGATTTTCAGATCAAGAAAATTTATCAGATTACATACCAACCTCAACTAATACTGCAGGTACTTTCAGATTAGACTCTGGCGTTAAAATTGTAGGAGCAGCAAAAGCAAAAGATTATATATTAATAGTAACTGATACATCTGCTTATGTAATGCAATTTGTTGGTCCTCCTTTTACTTTTTCTATAAGACAAGTTGGGAGTAATTGTGGATTGATAGGTCAACATGCAATTAGATATGTAAACGGTAGAGTATGGTGGATGGGTCAAGCCGGTGGATTTTTTGTTTACGATGGTACAGTTAAATCTGTTCCATGTTTAGTAGAGGATTTTGTTTTTACAAGTAAAGGTGATAATTTAGGTATTAATTATAACGCAGGAGAAACAATCTATTCTGGTCTAAATCATTTATATGAAGAAATAATGTGGTTTTATCCAAAATCTGGTTCTAGTGAGCCTGATAGAGTTGTTACTTATAATTATGTTGAGAATACTTGGACTACAGGAACTTTAGCTAGAACAAGTTGGCATGACTCTACTTTATATGAAAATCCTTATGCTTCTGAATTTTTTTCTACCAACACACCAACCTTTCCTACTGTTCAAGGAGTTACGAATGTTAATGGTGCATCAACTTATTATGCACACGAAATTGGAAACAATGAAGTAGACTCTGCCGGTAATAAAACAGTCATACCGGCATTTATACAATCTGGAGATTTTGATTTAGGTGATGGAAATCAATTTATAAGTATGAGAAGATTTATACCAGATTTTAAATTACTTACTGGTAATGCACAAATTACTATTAATTTAAGAAGGTACCCTAATGATACTGCAACATCCTCGCCTCTCGGACCCTTTACTATAAACAGCACAACAGACAAAGTTGATACAAGAGCAAGGTCTCGTTTTGCAAGTATAAAAATTGCAAACACTGCAACTGATGAAAGTTGGAGATACGGTACTTTTAGAGCAGATATTCAACCAGATGGTATGAGGTAATGGCTAAAGTAGATATAGTTATTCCTGAACCTTCTCCTACTTATACAGAGGAAAATCAAAGGCAGGTTGCTCAATCTTTACAAACACTAAAAGATAAGTTAAACACCTCTTATCAAAGAGAAATAAAAAACGAACAAGATACATTTAATTGGTTTATATCATAATGACTATACAATATAAAAATCAAGGTTTTGAATTAAATACTACTAATCTAACAACTGTTTTAACAATTGATGATGCGTCAAGAGCAATTGTTAAAGGTTTTAATATTACAAATGAACATAATAATAATGTATTAGTAGAAGCTTGGTTAAATGATTCTTCTGAAAGTTCTGATTATGAATTTTTTCATAAAAATGTTGCATCTGATACTACTGAATTTAATATTGGTGGACAATCTTTAGTTTTAGAGGAAGGTGATTCTATTAAAGTTCAATGTGAAACTGCTGATACAATCAATGGTGTAATATCTTATGCTTTAATAAATAGATCGCAGGAAAATGGCTAGAAAATTTAAAGATTTTGTAGAAAGAGATAAACCTAGAAAAAGACCTAGAAGACATTGTAAGAGCCCTAATAAAAAAAAGAAGTTGCAAAATAATAAAAAATATAATAGACAAGGAAGGAGGCAAAAATGAGTGAACCAATTAAGATACCCGCAACAGCAACCGAAATTGTCAAGCATAAAAGAACAGGAAAAGTATATGCTAATAAAGCTGAGTTTGATGCTGATGTTGCTGATCCCAATACTGACACTACTGTGGATGATTTTAGACAAGACCTAGAAATTAAGGTTACTAAAATTTCTATGGGTGCGAAAACAAAAAAATAATTTATGTTTAACTGCATTGATTGTTTTTATGATGAAAATAATCTTGGTCTTATGGCTTTAAATTTTTTAAATTTTCGTTTTACACCTAGTGTGCAATCCCAAGAAAGCTACTATGGAGGAGACAGGTTAAAAGGTTGGCCTTGTTATGAGATGAGTTCTCTTTCAAAACCTTTATTAGAAACATTTACAAAAACATTTCAAAATAAAACAGGCATTAAAGTATTACACATAAAATCATTTTTAAGAAAAACAAAAAAAGATGAAGTAAAAAAATCTCCATCTTATGGACAATTTAAACAGCATATTGACCCACCAATGTACGATTTAGCGGGTGTGGTTTATTTTAATTCTAATTCTTTAGATGATGGAACTCGTATTTACATGACTGAACAATGCTACGAGCCCACAGCGATAATAGGATCAAGAGGCAACAGATGTGTTTTTTATGGATCACAAACTTGGCATTGCCCTCCGATGATACAAACAGTAGATGAACGTTGGACTCAACCCTTTTTTCTTATAACCAGAGAAGAAACTTATAAAAAATTTATTGAAAGTAAAAATGAAGCCTAGAGGCGCAACTGAAATACAACACGAGTTGTTAGAGAAGTACGTATCAAAAGATTTATTAGATAAATTTCAAATTTGTACATCAATACCAGGTAAAGTACCTCTAGATAAAAATAAAATTAATATTCTTTGGCAGAAGAATTCTTATGACCAAGGAAACTTGCAACCTTTTTTTAGAGACAAATCAAGACACCATGAATATGATTGGTATGTATTTAATAGTCACTGGAATTATGAAAAATTTAGGTACATGTTTGATATACCTACTGAGAAATCTGTTGTAATAAAAAATGGTATTTCTAATTTTCCTAAAAGAAAAATATATAAAAAAGGTGATCCTATAAAACTTATACATCACTGCACACCATGGAGAGGACTCAATGTTGTTCTTCGTGCAATGCAAGAAATAAAAAACCCTAATATTATATTAGATGTATATAGTTCTTCGCAAGTCTATGGCGATGAATTTAAAAATAATTTTGATGATAAATTTAAACCCTTATATGAACAAGCAGAAAAATTACCCAACGTAAATTATATCGGATATAAACCAAACGAATATATTTTAGAACAAATGCCAAATTATGATATGTTTGTTTACCCATCTATATTTGAAGAGACTTCATGTGCTTCAGCTTTAGAAGCATTAGCTTCTGGTGTACATGTAATTACAAATAACTTTGGAGCCCTATATGAAACATGTGCTGAGTGGCCTGTATATATTAATTATAATAAAAATTATGAAACAATGGCTATAGATACAGCGACA